TCTTCTAATGCTAATGCTATAGGAATTAAACCACCATCAATAAATTGACTATATACTAATACTATACCAGTCGAATTGAGAATATTGTCAACAATGCCCTTAATCTTTGCACTGTAATCTCCAATTTTATCAGGAGAAAATATTCGCCCATATTTTTCAGATTTATATTCAAAGTTCTTTCTAGTAGGTGGATTAGTTGTTTCAGTATACTTCATAGTTTTTCGCAAACCTTCACTTCCTAACAATATTTTTCCATCCACTTTCTTACCATCATCGAAGTCAGAATTAGGATATACCATATTTAATGCTTGAAGAGGTTTTTGAAGTACGGTATATCCAAATGAATCGAGTGAGTCAAATATAGATGTACCATCTTTATTTTTTTTAGACTTATCTTTTATTTCATTAAGTATATATTCATATCCCTTTTCTTGATATGAACCACAAATATTAACATAAACATCTAAATGTTCCAATGGTTGTATAATAGCCTTTCCATTTAGTTGTTTTCTTGGATAAGTTAATTCCTTAAATGTATTTTTGAGAGAAAATAAGGAAGGGAATATTCTATATGGAAATGTATATGGATTTTCACCCCTTACAAATGATACATATCCTGTAGCCTTTCTTCTAATTATTTCTTCACCAATATTTGTTCCATCGGGAGCAATAAGTAGATTACCATCCTTATCGAAAATATCAGATAATTCGATTGTAGATCTACGGTCATTCATATTCATTACATTCAATAACCAAACAATTTCCTTATAGCTGTTATACATCGGTGTTGCAGAGAGAAATAACAACCTTAAATTGTCAACATATTTCACTAATTTAAATAATTCGTTTGTAATTCGTTTATCTTGTTTTTCATCACCAATTCTAATATTATGAACCTCATCAATAATAATTAATCGATTGTTAAAATTTTTTTTTAATTTTTTTACCATTTCCTTTTTACTTAATTCTTTACCATCATCTGTTGATTTTTTAACAATATAATTTGCGAATTCAATATATCCTAAAAATAAATATGCATTGTTAATGATACGATTTATTTGTTTAATTACTTTCTCTCTACTTAATCCTTTCATATTCATAGGATTAATTTCCTTTAAATATTTGTTTCCAGTACAAGCTGTTAAATTCCATAAGCCATCAACTAATTTTAATTTTCTATCATCAAATAGCTGTAATTTAAAATTATCTTGAACATTGGGGGATGCAACAACAATTATGCGTTGTGTAATACCTAATTGTTTTAAGTATGTTCTCATTTCTTCAGATACACTAATTGCACTACATGTTTTACCAGTTCCTAAACCATGGTATAATAGAAGGCTATTATATGGTGTCTGAAAACTTAAAAAATTTCTAACAAATATTTGATGTGGTGCTAATTCAAAATCAGATTGACATAATTTATTAGCCTGTTCTTCAATATCATAAATAGTACCATCATACTTATTGTCATTAAACTCTTTTTTTTGAGAAATTTTAATATTAAATGCTGGATCATCTAATGATGGATATAAAGAGTCGTATGTACCCTCATTATCAGATATGATTTTTCTAGATAATAATTCCTTTTTATTTAAAAAAGTATTATAAGATTTGTCATCTTGTAAAAAATCTATCTTTTCAAATTCATCATTAAAAACTGTTTCAATATTGTCTTCGGTTAATTCTGGAATATTCCTTGTAATATTTAACTTCCTAGGTTTCTTTTTTGTTTTTTCCATAATACTTATATATTATCAATATAATCTATATCGCTGTAATACATTATTCACATTATTTAAAATGGTTATTTTTTCTAAATTATAAGGTCTGATCTTCTTTAAACAGTCATCTATCGAAAACCATTGTAAATCACTTATTTCAGTTTCTTGATAATTATTACTAATTTTAATATTAGAATCAATATAGCCTAAAAAATATTTATGTTTGTATGATTTCATATTAGATCCTGTAAATATCTCTTCATATGGAATAATATTTTGAATTAGTTTCACATTAGAACGTAAATATCCGGTTTCTTCTTCAAATTCTCGCAATGCACAATTTAAATCTTTTTCTTGATAGTTGCGTCTTCCTTTAGGAAATCCCCATTCAGTTTCGTCCCATGTACTATCACTTGTATTAATAATTTTTTCTAAATCATATGATTCTCTATTTTCAATACCTTCTTTTAATAAGTCAAATTTTTCTTTAGATATTTTTTCTTCTCCTCTATATTGAATACCAACCTGTTCTCCCCATAAATATTTCCACAATTCATCAAATGTAGATACTTTTATTAATTCTTTTTCGCTATTTGACATCTCATTAAAAATATTTATCAAATATTCATAATTATTTATGGGATATTTTCCTCTCATAAATTCTACAAAGCCTAGACTATGTTTTCGTCTAATTAATAAATATTGTAAATTATTTTCAAACATTCTAAACACAATTATCCCTATACTTGTAATTGGATGTTTACAATTATGAAATGCATGTCCTGTTTTACCACAATTATTACAAAAGTTAAATGATTTATTATTATTCATAGTTCGTTATATGTTTATTTAGTTATCTTTTTATATTGTTTCATTTTAATGACAGAAAAATCTTTTGATCCAGAAGTATGGGGTCCGCATTATTGGTTTTTTTTAATGACATTAGCTGTGTCATACCCACTTAAAGCCAATGAAACTACCAAAAAAAAATATTATGATTTTATAATTAATTTACCACTTTTTATACCTCATCCTAAAATTGGTAATAATTTTAGTGCATTAATCGACAAATATCCAGTATCGCCGTATTTAGAAGGAAAAGATTCTTTTTTAAAATGGGTTCATTTCATTCATAATAAAATTAATATCGAAATAGGAAAGGACGAAAAAACATTAACTGAAGCATTAGACATATATTATGAATTATATAAACCAAAGGAAATTATTATACGCGAACAGGTTAAATATAGAAAAAAATTATTATTTGGGGGTGTAACTATAATATTACTTTTAGGTAGTTATTATTTATATAAAAAATAATTCTCTCTACAATATAAGTATTATTCATGAAAAATAAAAGAACTATTAAAAAGTATAATAAATCTAGAAGTAGATTAGGTGGTGAAGCAATTGCATCTGGGGGGTTTGGATGTATATTTAAACCTGCGTTAAAATGTAAAACAAAAAAATCTAGAATTAATGGTGTCAGTAAAATGTCTATTAAAGATAATGGACTCCAAGAAATGCAGGAAATTAATAATATTAAGCAACGATTAAAATCTATTAAACATTATAATGACTATTATTTGTTAGATATTGAAATGTGTGCTCCTGATAAATTAACTAGTGATGATCTCTATAAATTCGATGAAAAATGTTATGCATTAACAAGACATAATATTAATGAGAAAAATGTGAATAGTAAGCTCAATGACTTAACTATTTTAAATATGCAAGATGCGGGTATTGATTTAAAAGATTGGCTGATTGTTGATAATAGCATTAGTAAAGACAAAATTTTTTTATTAAATGACCTAATTGTCAAATTATTAAAAAATGGTATTCGACCTATGAATGAAGCGGGTGTTATACATAATGATTTAAAAGACAGAAATATTATGGTTGATTCTCATAAGAATATTCGTGTAATTGATTGGGGCTTGTCTGGTGTAGTAAATAATAATAAAATACCCAAGGAAATAATGAATAGACCCCTTCAATTTAATACACCATTTTCATCTATGCTTCTCTCTGATGAATTTAAATTAAACTATGATATATTTTTACAATCTGTCAAGGATAAAACTATTATATTTAATAGAATGAACATTAGAAATTATGTAATAAATGAATATTTAATTAAATTAGCCAGATATTATGGATATTATGATGATAATGTTGAAATTTTTAATATACTTTTTAAACCAAGTATAAGTGAAGAAACATTTTTATCTGAAACAAAAAGAGATGATTTAATTGAATATGGGTATTATTTGTATTATTTATCAAATTATATAACCGATATATTAGTAAGATATACAAATGATAAATTAGAATTTAATAGAGATAAATATTTTATGAATGCCTATTTATTTAATAGTGATATTTTTGGATTAATGACAGTTTATTATAATTTTTTCGAGGTAAAATTTGAAAACATAGATTTACCAGAATCAGTTAAAAAAATATATCTAAACCGTATTAGAACAGTTATTGTAGAACATATATTCTCTAACGGTGCTGATAAAATAAACTTAAATAAATTGATTGCTGATATAAAAGATCTCTCTAAATTTTTAAGAAGTAATGTTAAATATTCAGCAAAACCATTATCGCAACACACTAGTAAGCATACTAGGTCAAGATCAAAATTCAGATCAAAATCTAAATCTAGATCCAGATCCAGATCCAGATCCAGATCCAATTCTAGATCCAAGTCTAAACTTGAAGTGGATTTAAATGCTGTTGTTAGTAAAACAACTAAACTATAATATGAATAAAAAAACCTTTATTAATATTATATGAAACTAGAACTATTAATTTTAGCAATAACTGGATTTTTTATAGCAAATACTTACTACGACGGCAATTATATAAAATTAATTCAATCATGGCAGAAATATTTCAAAATGATTGGATTTGCATTTGCAGGTTTAAGTATGTATTTATTTATAAAGAAAAATCCAAATGAATCACAATCCTTGGTTCAACAAGCAACTAATATAATTAAACACATGCCTTCGTCCAAATCACCTTTAGATATATTCACACCATTTACTGATTTCACAAATCAAACACCATTTATGCCTTCTAATGAACAACATCAAGTTAATAGAATAATGGAATCAGGTAAAACAGGAACAAAACGATGTGTTAGTGAAACTAAGAAAAAATTCGTAGCTGCTGATCAAAGTTGGAAATGTGGTCATTGTAAGCAACAATTACCTGGATGGTTTGAAGTAGATCATAAAATAAGATTAGAACATGGTGGATCAAATCATGTTGATAATTTAGTAGCTTTGTGTAGAGATTGT